ATAAATCCTGCTCTACCCTAATCTGCCTTAATTCTTCCTCGATATCATCATCAGACAAGCCACGCCATTTTTTAATATATGCTTTACGAGATAAAACCATAGAATTGACTTCGGCTAAATCCATGTTCTTTTCTGACTCTTCATCAGTTGGCAATGGGTAATTATTCTCAACCTCTATCTTAAAATTAATATCGGGTAGTTGTATTTCAGATGTATATTTCTTAATGGCTTTTGGGTAAAGTCTGCCACCGTCAATTATTGCCCTAGCAATTGTTTCAAAAGCTGGTTTCCACGCAAGCATTTTCTCATCACAACGAACCGACAACCCCCAATATAACGCCGATATTGTCTTACCGCTTGTAATTACACCCTGCAATTGTTCACAAGTAATATTAGGCACGTCAACTTCGTTATACATTGCATCTTCAATTCTGCTTAAAGTCGTCTGTAAAGCGGTAGAATAATTCATGGACGGTTCTATCATACCGACTTTAGCCGATAAATTCTCATTAACACCCTCACCGTCAGATTGGATATCCCAGACTGCACCTGGCCCCGTACTTAGGTTGGCTGTACTATTTCTCGAACCATCTATAATATACTTTGTGGCGTTCATTCCTTTACGCCCTGCATCCACATCACCGTTTGCTAATTTACTGTACATTTTTTCGTAGTCTAGCAACTGCCCTATTTCTGACCGTCCCCTTAAATCACCTGTTAGACCGTCATTTAATATGACTGCGGCTGGTATGTACGCAAACTTTGTCGCCCTTCGTGGCGTAAGCTCTTCGATTAATTCACCCAAGCCATTATAAATATTTTCCTCGACATATACAACGCCGTCAACCAGTTCATAAATCTTTTTAAGCCAACGTTGGTCTTGTCTATAATTCGTGTCATTCTGATTATAAAACATTACAAGCTTTATTAATTCCTCGGCTTCGTTTTTTTCATATAGAAATTCCAACGAATTTAAAAAGGTGATTGAAATTCCAGTCTCTTCTGACACATTCAGAACAATTGCAATTCTTTTACCAATAAAGCAATCCTTGACCGCTTTAATTAATTTGGCATTAAACATTGTTTTTTGCAAAACCTCAGTTAAATAATCCTGCAATATGCTGTTTTTTGTTTTATCCTCGGCTGTGACAATATCAACCTTGACATTAAAATCGGGTGGATTGCCAAATAAAAACCTAGCTTCTTTATTAATTATAGTGGCGGCTTTTCTGTATTTTGTATCTGATGCAACATAATCACCGTTTGTTCCCTCAGTCGTAAATTCCACGCCATAATTATAAGCATTATAATACTTATTTATTTTTTCCATTTCGGCATAAAATTCGCTTCTATGCAGTTCGGTTAATTCATCTTCTATGATATAATAAGGTACATTATTATATGATGTAATTATATCTTCATTTTCGTGTTGCGACTGCATTTTGTTTTCTTCCAAATCTCCCACCGCCTAACATACTTTTTTAAACGCCGCTTTTGTACCGTTACCGACAACACCATCAGCTGTCAAGCCTAATCTTTTTTGTGCTTCTTTTATGGCACTTAAAGACTTCTTACCGATTATGCCGTCAATACCGCTTTTCTCAATCAATCCAAATCTCCACAAATACCACTGCACCCATTTAGCACCGTCACCTTTGTAATTTAACGTAATTGCAAGTGTCGGCTCTGCAAATGGATTATAATCGGCTGTAATATCTTTAGGGGCTTGCTCCAAACAATTATCAAACTGAGTTAAATTATATTTATTAACCACATTTAAATTTGTATCGACATATTTAGAGCTTGTCGCATAACCATCTTGCTTGATTAATTCCAAATATTCCTTTGCCGTAGTCGCAGTTTTTAAATTCTGGTATCGGGTAGAAGAGATAAAACTGAAATAGCCTTTAACACCTTCTTCCATATCACTATAGACCCTGAAATTGTCTTTTATCGTTGTTAAAGTCCCAGTTTTATATTCTTCTTTTGTCGTTAGATTAACACTTTCACCCTTCCAACTGCTACCGCACTTCATTCCAAAATAATTATGATATTTGTACCCTAAAGAACTCAACCCGAAATTGCTCTCAATACATGCCTGCGCAATAATAGGACTACATACCTTATAATTATATAATAAAGCATACTTTTGTATTAATGGAGCAATTTCGGATATAAAATTATTAATCTGTTCCTGTGTCGCCATCTTTTACACCTTCCAACATACTAACCTCTTGCATTAAAGCACCGTCTGATGTACAGTGCTTAATCTCGTTAACAATGCCCTCAACAAGCGTATTCAATGTATCGTATTCCATATCGATATGTAACTTATTATTTATAATGTCCATAACAAAATCCATTACATACTGCTTTTTCTTGTCATTCTCATCATTATCATATATTTGCTCCGCACATCTAACCGCACATGATATATAAGAGATAAGCAAATCATATTTATCACTGCCAATTTTACTCTTGATAAACGGTATTAAATACACTGTAATTATTATTAATAAGATTTCAAAAACACAAATACTTAATTTAATTAACCAATTAATATTCATTTAAAATACCTCCATTATAAAATTTATTAATCTATAGCTTATGCTCGATTAACATATTCCTAAATATGAAATTAAAGTCTCCTTTAATTCAGTCAAAATATTCTAAAATCTTGCCTTGCTCGTAAACAAGGTTCGCCAGAATTTCATAGAATTTCTCATTTCCGTGAATTTTATCTGTATGGAGCAAGGAAGGAGGAACTTCACCTTTTGCAATTGCTTCTGTGTCCTCTTCTGTTGGCGTTAAACCTGCATCATCAAGCCCATAATTGACCATGTATTCACGGAGGTTAATGTAATGCATTCCATATCTTCTCAACAATGCTGTTTCCAACGCATCAACAGTTAAACCGTTATATAATACCCAAGAATAATAATAGTGCATTCCAATAACGATATACTGGCCACTTGTATTGTGGTCAATCATCATATCTATTTCAGAGATTAACTTTTCGATACGTGTTTCGGCATCATCAACAGTAGTTAGCCAGCCACCGTTAGTACCAACAAATATACATTGCATATCATCTTTTCTGTCAATGGCATTATGTGGAATAATGGGAGTAGGTTTGGTTATTTCTACACTTGTTCCTGCTTCTGCCCTTGTAAAATAGCAAGTTTCAGAATCGTAGGAAATATTACCTTCTACATCATTGATATAAACAGGATTAATAATAGATAAATATCCCTTAAGTCCAAGTTTTGTCACAATCGACCCTTTATTCACTGTTTTTGCAAACGTAATTTCTACAGGCGTTGTATCTTCTGGAATTACAAAAGACTCGACATACGCATAAAAACCACCTTGTCTTGCCATAATTGCTGATGAATCTTCGCCATCGACTCCCATGTTATAAACAGTTTTCCCCGTTAATGCCGCTAAAATCGTAGGGTAGTCACTAACACCATATGTTGCGCCATATCCACGAGTTAAGCTGTCACCCCAGCACACAATGGCTCTATCTTTTGCGGCTAAAGAATCAGCAATATTTGCTTTTGTAGCATAGTCAGAAATAGTTGCGTGAATACATTTGACAGCCCCTAAAGTATTAAATGTAATAAATGGAATCATATTTTCTGATATATCTGTTATGTCATAAATTAGACAAGTAATAGATACATCTGCTGTTTCACCATAGCAATAAAATCCTAGATTTCCTTGCGTCGAAGGAACATATTCAGTTTCTACATGTTTTGTTTCACCTGACTTAACGGTAAAATTTTCAATTGCCGACCAATTATTGACAGCTCCGTCTAAAAAAGAACAAGCAGAGAATGTCTTTATTTCAGGTGAGGAATGAAAAATGTCTATTATGATTTTGAATTTTTTGCCTATTGAATTTTCCCCAAAAGTAATTGGATTTTGTTCAAAAATTACATATTTTGACTGTGGTACAGTTCCACTTATAGTATTTCCGTTTTTGTTTAAATTTGTTGTTCCGCCAATAGTATAGCCATTTGTTGATAAAAGCTCAATTACTGTTGCTGTAGGAAGAGAAAATAAATCATTCTTTAAATCACTAACATCAGCATTAACCGTTTCAAAATTATCACCCACAACTTTAGCATCAGCGGCTTTATCACTAATTGTTAATGTCTTGTCCGTGTCCTGATTGACAATAGCATCTTTAATTTCCTCATATTTATCTGTGACATCTTCCTGACGTTCTTTAACATCAGTCAACACACCCTCAATATCGTTCTTAACCGTTTTTGCATCATCAACATAACCTGCTACTGTTGCAACCTTTTCGTCTATAACTTTTGAAAATTGCTCATACCAATTATTATCGGGCTCAATTGTATCTTCTGCAATTACAAGTCCGCCCTGCACCGTGTATGATTTTGCTTTTGTTTTCCACAAATAATCACTATCATACTTTGTACCGCTAGCCCATATGCCAAACTGTAAAGTAACCGCTTTACTTGTCAATGCATTGGGAATAACCCAACCAAAAATAATATATGAATTATTATACTGAACATTAATCGGTCTATCCTCACCAGACACCTCATTACGTGTATAAGAGATATGTAACGTCATGTCCATCAAGTCAACGCCGTCTTGAAAACGCTTAACCTTAAATTCAAAATACTGTGAATTTTGCTCACCCTCAATTGTAATTTCCCTCGAAATATCACCTATCTCTTTTGCAACAATCTCAATTGGTAAATCGTCACTTTGATAGTCCGACTTTATCTCGTATTTATCGCTGTAATTATATTCATAATCTTTAGATGCTTCGTTATCACCGTTCTCTTCCGCTTCCGCTATTTCAAGCAATTCAGCTGTTTCAAGCATCTCATCTTGTGTTGCCGCCATGTCATTTCCCTCCAGTCTGCTCTATTGTAATACTATTAGTAATTAATTTAACGCCCTGCTTTAAACCACGGATAATAAGGGTAAATTTATTGCCTGTCAACGCCTCGTTGGGTATTAAGCATTCACCATTTCTTATTATTACCGCATATTCATCTTGTACTGCATTTTTAAAAACTGCAACTTTTCCAAACCCTTCCCAATCCTGCGAAAATTTAAACTTACAATTTAAATAATTCTCCGAACCTGCCACAAGGTTGCCAAAATTACAATTAACGTCTTTTTTTAATTCCTGCCCTTTGACGTTAAATAACAAATCACGCATTTATTCCACCTCGCTATCCTGTTTAATATCACTTTCCAATAAATTAATTCCTTTTCCTTCATTTTCTGCTTCTGCACTTTCAGTCTCTTCCATATTATTATTTTCCTGTAACCTTACATTTTCGCTCTGTTTTGTCTCAAAATAGCTTTTACAGCAATAAACCAAAAACACCGCTATTATTTCGGACACAATCAAACCGCCTAACGTTTCAGCTATGTTTTCTTTACCCAAATACGCCAGTATAAAAGGCAACTGCAAATCAATCAGCGAAACATTAATAATTCTGTCCATCATTGTTTTTGTGTATTGCTTGTTTTTATTTCCTTTAAACATTCAAATTAATTTCCGCTTCTGTTTTTTCTGACCAGTCAATCCGCTTTTGGTTTTTATCACCATGTCACCTGCAAATAATTCATAAGTCGTTGTGGGGGTGTAGACCTTCACGCGCTCTATTTCATTTTTATTATCTTCGTTATAAATGACACGTGCACGCCCCTTTTTACACTCCTCTTTAAACCAATCGGGAAATTCCTCACCGATTACAAAACTCTCTACCATGTTTTCACCCCTTTACTTATTATAATTAATCAATAAAGTGTAATTCGTCCACCATTTCATCAATCTGATTTTCAAGTTCAAAAACACGCTGTCTGCATACCTGCAATTCCTGATACAGATTATTATAATTAATAATTAATTCAGTGATACATGCTTCTGAATTAATATTATTCTTATCCACACACATTTCATTTACGCAAGGACAAAACGTTAAATGCTTACAAACCATATTATTTTCCATAGCGGACACCTACCTTTTTATTTTTTTACTTTACCAACACATACTGCAATTCTTACATCTGTCTATATTACCATATTGTACCTTTTCATTATCTGTTTTATTACTTTTATTACTATTGTCATTTTTCACACCATCAGAAATATATTTGACTAAATCATTGATATCAATCTTTTCATTTTCCTTACAATAATCACTAATATATTTCTTTAAATCCTCATCTGACAAATACAAATAATTACTCATCATCATATACCCCAAGTTTTGACATTAATTCAAGCTCTTTATTGCTGCCTAATATTTTAAAATGCGGTTTAGAGCCTGATAAAATTGACAAGGCAAGTTCAAGCCCATTGTAAAGACCGCAATTATGTTCATTATTAATGTTTTCCGCCTGAACATTTTTAACCTCTTCAATTTCCCTGTACTTCTGTGTAATTATATCATTAATATATTCATTAATCATAATATTCACTCTCACAACTTTATTTTTTATTTTAATTGCCACGTTTGCTATTGCTCTTGCGCTGATATTTGACATTAGCCACCGTTACATCATCAAGAGCATACCAAATTGCACTACTGCCACCTCATACGGCTTTTTATCCGTATCTCTTATAGTTCTATTCCTATAAGTCTAGCATACCTATTAACTTCTTATAATTTAAACTACGTACTTTGTACCTGCCATAGACTGTTGTATTTTTCTGTATGGCATCTGTAATATTTATTTTATTGTCAAAAAAACGTCTTGCACAGCGGTTGGAATAAAAATAAAACTTCTCATGGGTATTAATATCTGTTATCACAACAGACTGGAGTCTTTGTTTCCTGTTTATTTTTAACACCGTTTCCAAATTTCTGTTGCTTAAAACATAATATTCTTTAACCCTTACATCTAACCCTTCGATAGTAGCATCAATTTCTTTTGAAGCTTCGGTTAAGCTGTCATAATGCCCTATATAATTTAACAAATAATCGTATACATAGCACTCATGACATTTGGTGTCATTTAGCCACATTTTTTCAACCGTGTTTGGGTTATGCATATTTTCTTTTTGCGTGCACCACCGCAGATTTTTATAATAATTATTATTCTTATCACCGTCAATGTGGTCTACTATGTCTTTTTCAACGGTCATACCGTCAACAAAAGCAAGTGCAACCAGCCTATGCACAAATGATTTTTTCCAACGTCTTTTATTTTTTATTTTTAATGCCACTTGAAAATAACCGCTAGTGTTATAATTTTTAACAAGCTCTATACCGTCATTTCCATAAACATTTCCATACTTATCAACAAAATAAATATCTAATACATTCTCGTAGCCGCTTAACGTATTTACTTTTTTTCTCTCATACATTAAACATTCTCCTTAATTATTTCAAATTACAATAGCTCGTGGGGATTTTGTTCTTTCGTCAATCCCTATGCGTTGTGCGTGTTATGTGGCTTTGCCGCCAAATAACTTCCGCTCTGGTTGCCATCTCAGGTTTCCCAGTTTTTCTATCGTTTTATACACCCCTAGATTATTTTGGTCTAAGCAACGCTTTTCAATTTAAAGGTGTGACTATCTATATTAAAATCGCCGTAATTGACTTCACCGTTTTTATTTTTCTTATAAGTAAGGTCTTTTAGCTCCCTTATCGTGTTAATACAGTGTCTCGCACAAATTATTCTAGCAAATCTTTTTATTTTTTTAGTGTTTGCAATCCTGCTTCCTTCTGTCTTGCTCTCGGCTAATTTACGACATGGACGCATGTTAAAACCTTCCTGCCTAAAATACTGTATTGTTTTGGGCTCTGCACAATCACCTTTAATAAGGATATTTTTTATGTTAGAATC